CATCAGGACCAACAGGACCCATTGGACCAATCGGTCCAATAGGACTCACTGGACCACAGGGACCAATTGGACCAATAGGACTCACTGGACCACAGGGACCCATTGGACCAATTGGACTTACTGGACCATCAGGACCATCAGGACCAACAGGACCAATTGGACCTATTGGTCCATCAGGGCCACAGGGACCCATTGGACCAATAGGACCAATTGGACCTATTGGACTTACTGGACCACAAGGACCAATCGGACCAATTGGACCTATTGGACTAAGAGGACCAACAGGACCACAAGGACCCATTGGACCAATTGGACCTATTGGTCCATCAGGGCCACAGGGACCTATTGGACCAATAGGACCAATAGGACCAATTGGACCAATAGGACTCACTGGACCACAGGGACCTATTGGACCAATAGGACTCACTGGACCACAAGGACCCATTGGACCTATTGGTCCATCAGGGCCACAGGGACCCATTGGACCTATTGGGCCATCAGGACCACAGGGACCATCAGGAACAATTACCAATACTGCATATCAGATGACAAGTCTTGGTCTAGGAACACCAGCAAGTGGAGTTACTGGAGAATTACGAGCAACTGGTACCATTACTGCACACTACTCAGATGACAGATTAAAAACAAGAGTAGGTAATATTATTGGAGCACTAGAGAAAGTTAATCAATTAAACGGATTCTTGTATTACCCTAATGAAATTGCACAATCTTTAGGATATGAATATCAGTTGGAGGTTGGAGTTTCTGCACAAGAAGTTAAAAAAGTTCAGCCTGAAATTGTTGTTCCAGCTCCAATAGATGAACAGTACTATACTGTAAGGTACGAAAAATTGATACCACTTTTGATTGAGGCAATAAAAGAACAGAACAAACAATTTAACGAAATAAAAACTCTAGTTCAGGAGTTAAAAGATACGTTACTAAATAATAAATAAACACATAAAGGTTATTCGAAATGTCGAATGTAACTAATAGACAATCCTTAAAAGATTACTGTTTACGCAGACTTGGGTTTCCCGTGATTGAAATCAACGTCGATGATGATCAGATAAATGATCGCATTGATGATGCATTTCAGTATTGGCAAGACTACCATTTTGATGCACTACAAAAATTGTATTATATCAAAATGCTGGATGCAACAGACATTCAGAACAAATACATTAATTTGTCACCAGAAGTGACTGTAGACAGAAGTAATAACTTAGTAAACATTATTGGGGTAACTAGAGTTTTTCCAATCAGCGACACTATTGCATCTTCAAACATGTTTGATCTTAGATACCAACTTAGATTAAATGAGTTGTACGACTTTACTTCCGCATCCTATATAAACTATACACTGACGCAACAACACTTGCGATCATTGGAGATTATGTTTACTGGTGAAGTTCCAATTAGATTCCAAAGACACATGCACAGACTATTTTGTGACTGGGGCTGGGGAACTTCAGTCAAAGCAGGATCAGTAGTGGTTGCAGAATGTTATGCAACGATTAAACCAGAAGATTATGAATCTGTATGGAATGATCGTTGGCTGAAAGAATATGCCACGGCACTTATCAAGAGAACCTGGGGCAATAATCTGAAGAAATTTTCTGGAGTTTTATTACCGGGCGGGGTAACTCTTAACGGCGACAAAATTTTCCAAGAGGCAATCGAGGAAATTAAAACTTTAGAAACTGAAATGTCTAATAGTTATGAATTACCTGTCGAATGGTATATGAATTAATGGCTACCTCGGTATATTTTAACAATTTAAATTCCAGCCCAGAACAACGGCTGGTGGAAGACTTGATGATCGAAACCATTAAAATTAATGGTGTTGATTGTTATTATGTGCCAAATATTAATGAAGTCGCTAGAGATTTATTGTATGGTGAAGACCCGTTGAAAAAATTCACTGCGGCATATCCATTAGAGTTGTATATAACGAACGTGGATGGTTACGAAGGCGAAAGAGAGTTCTTCTCAAAGTTTGGCCTAGAAATCAGAAACAATATGTCGGTGATTGTATCGAAGAGGTCATTTGCTCGATGGGTACCACAAGACAAATACACAAGACCAAGAGAGGGGGATTTGATTTATATTCCGTTCTTATCAAACACTGGCGAAATTTATGAAATCAAATATGTAAATTATTCAGAAGCCTTCTATGTTCTAGGTAACAAATTTCCCTACTTTTATAAGTTGGAGTTAGAGAAATTCAAATATTCTCAAGAGACTATCAGTGTTGGCATTCAAGACATTGACAATATTGTCAATGAGGAGGCATACAACATTACTTTGAGTATGAATATTGCTGGAGGAAACGGAAACTTCGTAAAGGGTGAAACAGTTTATGGAAACAATTTGACCTCAATATCTGGAACAGTTACATATTGGAATAAGAGTGAGGGCACATTAAAAGTTACAGACCTCTTAGGCACATTCTCAAACAACACGTTTGTTCGAGGAAATACAAGCAATGCATCCTACACAACATCTTCTTCTCCAGATGAATTAATGGACCCCCAAATCCGAGAGGTGTATGATAATAAAACAATACAGATAGAAGCAGACTCGATAGTAGATGTTTCTGAAGTAAATCCTTTCGGTGGCATATCATGACAACTAATTACAATTATCATAGAACTATCAGAAAAGTAATAGTTGCTTTCGGTAACATATTCAATAATATATCTTTGTCTAGATATGATGCTGCAGGAGAAGAACAAGAACATTTTCTTGTTCCTTTGGTGTATGGAGGAAAAGAAAAGTACGTATCTAGACTTGAAGGTGATCCTAATCTAGATAAAAAAGTTCAAGTTAGTTTGCCAATAATGTCTTATGAAATGAAAGACATGAGGTATGATTCGTCCAGAAAACTGAACACCAATATGAGAAATGCAGTTCCAGGAGGAGCGCAGACTACAACACTATCCGTATATAATCCCGTACCTTTTGATTTTGATTTTTCTTTGTTTGCATACGTTAGAAATATCGAAGATGGTGCTCAACTTATGGAAAAAATAATTCCATTTTTTACACCAGATTATACAATAAATGTGAATTTAATCCCGGAGATGGGTTTAGTAAAACAATTGCCGATCATACTCAAAGATGTTTCAAATGAAGTCGATTATGAAAGTGATTATAGCGGAAATGTTAGAACTGTTATATGGACACTAAACTTTACCATAAAAGGATATTTGTATGGTCCAGTGACCCAATCAAAGGTTATCCGAACATCCATCACTAATGTTTTTGATGACGTAAATATGCACGATAGAAATGTATTATTGGACATGAGCGTTGGAGGTTTAGGTAATTATAAAGAGGGTGAAATCGTATATCAAGGATATTCTTACTCTACGGCAACTTCTGTTGCAGAAGTTGTATCTTGGAACTCGACGATAAGGCGATTAGAAGTACACGACCTGATTGGTCATTTTGTTACCGGCCAAACTTTAACGGGAGTAGATTCAAATGCAACATGGACTCCTTCTTCGGCAGTAACGGAATCAAATAAACTAATGAGTGTTACCGTAACACCAAATCCATCAAATGTGATACCTCCTAACAATTATACATATACCACAGTCGTTACAGAATTTCCAAATATACCTTAAACTATGTCAAAATTTGAAAAAAGTATGGAAGATATTTTTGATATTGTTCCAGCACAAAAAGAAAAACTTATGCCGCAGGTTCAAAACGAATCTTTACCTGCAAGCACAAAAAATTATGAGTCGGATTTAGACACAGATTATGAAGAATCTAGAAACACACTAAAAGGTCTTGTTAAAAAAGGTAATGATGCCATAGATCATTTACTCGCCATTGCATCAGAAACGGAACATCCGAGAGCCTTCGAAGTTGTAGCAACTCTGATTAAAAATACAGTAGAGGCAAATGAGAGATTGATGACTATGCAAAAATCTATTCGTGAGATGAAAGGTATGAAATCGAAAGAGTCTAATGTTACTGTTGATAAAGCAATCTTTGTCGGCAGCACAAAAGAACTTTCAGATTTATTAAAAGGCAAAAATGACTAGTGCAACTTTGCATAAGAAGGAATCTTATAGAGACAATCCTTTACTCAAAAAAGTTGGTGTTGATGTATCATATTCAGAAGAGATCGTTCAAGAATATATAAAATGTTCTAAAGATCCAGTTTACTTTGCAGAAAGATACATAAAGATTGTCAACGTTGATAGAGGTTTGATGCCTTTTGAGATGTGGGACTTTCAGAAAGAAATGATACAAACCTTTCATGATAATAGGTTTGTCATCACAAAATGTCCTCGACAAGTTGGCAAAACTACCACTTCTGTGGCATATTTGCTTTGGCTGACTCTGTTTGAAGATTCTCAAAACATTGCAGTTCTAGCCAACAAAGGATCATTAGCCAGAGACATTTTAGCCAAGTATCAACTAGCATATGAGAATTTACCTCTTTGGTTACAACAAGGTGTAGTTACTTGGAACAAGGGTAACGTTGAACTTGAAAACGGTTCAAAAATTATTGCATCATCAACATCGTCATCAGCGGTTCGAGGTGGTTCTTTCAACTGTGTGTTCTTAGATGAGTTTGCTTTCGTTCCAGCAAATATCGCACACGAATTCTTCAATTCTGTTTATCCCGTTATTTCATCCGGTAAAACCACAAAAATCATTATAGTTTCTACTCCTAACGGAATGAATCTATTCTATAAGTTGTGGATGGATGCAATTGGTAAAAAGAACGGATACAAAACCTTCGAAATTCACTGGTCAATGGTTCCAGGAAGGGATGAGAAATGGAAAGAAGAAACGATCAGAAATACTTCTGAGGAACAGTTCAGACAAGAGTTTGAAACCGAGTTTTTGGGTTCAACGAACACTCTCATTTCTGGTTCAAAATTGGCTCAATTGGCGTATGTCGAACCGATAGTCAAGCACGAATTATTGGATGTTTATGAGTATCCAGTGAAAGGTGATGATGAAACATCGAAAAATCATATATATGCAATGTGTGTGGATGTTGCCGAAGGTAGGAATTTGGATGCTTCCTCATTTACTGTCATCGATATATCGGCGGTACCGTATAAACTTGTAGCAAAATACAATAGTTCATCGATATCTCCAATGTTGTTTCCAACAATTATATACAATACAGCGAAACTATATAATGATGCATATGTATTAGTAGAGATCAACAATACTCCACAGATAGCGGATATTTTGCATCAAGATTTGGAATATGAAAACGTAGTAAAAGTTGTAACGGGAAACAAAAAGGCGCAACAAATATCGGCAGGTTTTGGTAGAGGTATTCAATTAGGCATTAAAATGTCACCGATGGTGAAGAGAATTGGATGTGCCAATTTAAAAACACTGATCGAATCAAATAAGTTGGTGATTACCGATTTTGACACCATATCACAACTTACCACATTTGTATCCGCACACAATTCATTTAAAGCAGAAGAAGGTACAAACGATGACCTTGTGATGACGTTAGTGATTTTCGCTTGGATGACTACTCAAGCATATTTTAAAGAAATTGTAAATCACGACCTGCGTAAACAAATGCAGATCGAGATGTTAAATCAATCGGACGAAGATGTTCCGAGTTTTGGGTTTTTTGATGATGGCTTGGATGTTCCCATGATAAACGAAGGGGGTGATTTGTGGATGTCAAAAGAAGATTACGACAGACAATTACAGGGTCAGAATTTTTGACCCGAATATGTAAAATCAACATTTAATAAATATACTATAGGTTATTACTGCCAAATAGTATTATAAAATAAGGAGAAGAAAATGGCATTTCAGTTATCTCCAGGCGTCAACGTATCTGAGGTCGATCTTACAACGGTCGTTCCTGCAGTATCAACAACCGCCGGTGCATTCGTTGGAGACTTTCAGTGGGGTCCAGCAGAAAAAAGAACACTCGTAACACATGAGACAGATTTGGTTGCTCAATTCGGCAAGCCTTCTGCAAACTCACAGCAAGCAAATTCTGCTGTTTCATTCTTCTGTGCGGCAAATTTCTTGGCATATGGAACAAACTTACAAGTCGTAAGATCGATTGGCGCAAATGCATTAAATGCAACTACCGGGTCCTCGGCGATTTTAATAAAAAATGAAGATTCGTATGATGTGGGCATCACACCCGTCGCAGCGAATGGAATTTTTGCAGCAAGATACGCCGGCGAATTAGGAAACTCACTTAAGGTTTCTGTTTGCACAGCAAATACTGCTGGATTCAGCAGCTGGACATACAAGAGTAATTTCAGCGTTGCTCCTAGCACATCTTCATATGTATCTTCAGTAGCCGGAGCAAATGACCAAATTCACCTAGTAGTTGTTGACGAAGACGGCGCATTCACCGGAGCAACGGGAACAGTTTTAGAAGTGTTTCCATTCTTATCACAGGCCGCTGACGCAATCTATGATGACGGATCTTCTGCATACTATGCTAATGTTTTGCGAGAACAATCTAAATATATCTATGCATTGACTACTGTAAGCGCATTTGGTGCGAACACAGGAAACACGGCAGCAAATACAACTTTTGGTGCGAACACAACATCGGTTATAGACACTTCACTGTCTCGCGGAGTACAATCCGAGTCTAGTGTGGCAAATATAACTACAGGCCTCGATTTATTTGCAAACAAGGATGAAGTTGATATTTCTTTGATTGTAACAGGTTTTGCGGCCGATGCAAACACAACTTTACAAAATGAAGCAATCAACCTGGCCACATCGCGTAAAGATTGCATGGCTTTTGTTTCTCCACCAAAAGTAAGTGTTGTCGGTAATACTTCACCCGATGTGGCCATTTCTAATTGGTCTGATAGCTTAAACAAATCGTCATTTGCATTTGCCGACTCTGGTTGGAAATACCAATTCGACAAGTATAACAATATTTACCGTTGGATTCCATTAAACGGAGATATTGCTGGACTATGTGTTCGTACAGACGAAACCCGCGATCCTTGGTTCTCACCAGCAGGTTATTCCAGAGGCGCAATCAAGAACGTTGTTAAGTTGGCTTGGAATCCAAACCAAACGCAACGAGATACAATTTATGCAAAAGCAATCAACCCGGTAATTTCTGCTCCAGGTCAAGGTACGCTGCTATTTGGAGATAAAACTCTAATTACACAACCATCAGCTTTTGATAGAATCAACGTCCGTAGATTGTTCATTGTACTTGAAAAGGCTATCGCAACTTCTGCAAAATATTCACTGTTCGAATTGAATGATGAATTTACTAGAGCACAATTCATTGCTCTGGTTGAGCCGTTCTTGCGTGACGTTAAGGGTCGCAGAGGTATCTATGATTACCGTGTAGTGTGCGACACAACAAATAATACTGCTCAAGTTATCGATTCCAACAAGTTTATTGGAGATATTTACATCAAGCCAGCACGATCAATTAACTTCATTCAGTTGAACTTTGTTGCTGTGCGTAGCGGTGTGAACTTCACGGAAATTGTCGGTGCTGTCTAATAAATAATAAAAATAGGAGAAAAAGATGGCTTTCAACGTAACAGAGTTTCGCGCAAATCTCATCGGAGATGGTGCTCGTCCAAACCTGTTCCAGGTCACAATGACTTTTCCAACATACGCAGCAGATTCGGTTAGTTCTTCGCAAGCACTAACCTTTCTAGCCAAATCTGCTCAAATTCCGGGATCAACAGTCGGAACAGTACCTTTGTACTATTTTGGCCGCGAACTGAAATTTGCTGGGAATAGAAATTTTGCTGACTGGACAATCACAATCATCAACGATGAAAACTTCAAGGTGCGTAAGGCCTTTGAATCTTGGATGAACAACATTAATTCACATGCGTCCAACGTAAGAAGTGGAGTAGCTTTAACTCCAACCAGTTATTCGGTTGATACCAAAGTTGAACAATTCGATAAGACTGGTAACGTAATCAAGAGCTACAAATTTGTGGGAGCATTCCCGGTCGACCTATCACCCATCGATTTAGACTGGGGTGTCAACGATTCTATCGAAGAATTCTCGGCAACCTTAGCATATCAGTGGTGGGAATCGGATACAACTTCTTAATTTTATAGAGGGGATTTATTTCCTCTCGTAATGTTTTTTTTGAATTGGAAATAAACTAATATGGGATTAAATCTATTCGGGTTCCAGATTTCTCGGCAAAAAGCTGACGACCAGCAGGCTGCCGAGAAAACTTTTGCCGCTCCGTCCAACGAGGACGGAGCCCTTACCATTTCCTCGGCCGCTTATTATGGTACATATGTAGACCTTGATGGTACGGCTAAAAATGAAGTGGAACTGATTTCTCGATACAGAGAAATGGCAATGCAGCCAGAAATTGAATCGGCTATTGATGATATCGTAAATGAGGCTATTGTCCAGAACGATGTGGGTAAGATGATTAAACTCATCATGGATGATTTGAAACAACCAGATAAAATCAAAAAAGCGATTCAAGAAGAGTTTAGCACCATACTTAGAATTTTAAACTATGGAAATATGGCAACTGACATTTTCCGTAGATTTTATGTTGACGGAAGATTGTTTTACCATGTGATTATTGATGAAAAGAATCCTACACAAGGTATACAGTCGCTTCGGTACATTGACCCAAGAAAAATTAGAAAAATTCGAGAAGTCAAAAAAGAAAAAGAAGGTGGAACAAACGTTGATGTTGTAAGTACAGTCAACGAATATTACATCTACAACGATAAAGTAGTTTCAGGTTCGTCCTCAAGTTATGGTCCAGTTGGTGTGCGTATTGCAAAAGATGCAATCATAAACATTAACTCGGGCTTGATGGACTCTAGAAGAGCCGTAGTTCTATCGTACTTACACAAAGCAATTAAGCCACTCAATCAACTGAGAATGATTGAAGATGCAACTGTAATTTACAGAATTTCTCGCGCACCAGAAAGAAGAATCTTCTACATTGATGTTGGTAATTTACCAAAACTCAAGGCTGAACAGTATCTTCGTGACATTATGGCAAAGTACAAGAATAAACTTGTATATGACGCACAGACGGGTGAGATTCGTGATGATCGTAAACATCTATCGATGATGGAAGATTTCTGGCTTCCACGCAGGGAAGGTGGTAAAGGAACAGAAATTACAACCTTGCCTGGCGGACAAAATCTAGGTGAGTTGGAAGACGTTAAGTATTTCGAGAAAAAGTTATACAAATCTTTAAATGTTCCAGTTTCGCGTTTAGATCCAAACCAATCTGGTTTCTCTTTAGGTAGAGTCGGCGAAATCACCAGAGATGAAGTTAAGTTTGGCAAGTTTGTTGATCGTCAAAGATCAAAATTTTCTGAAGTTTTCGACCAAGCATTGCGCGTACAATGTGTGCTGAAAGGTATCTGTACGGCTGATGAGTTTGATGAATTCAAAGAACAAATTCACTACGACTTCATTAAAGATAATAATTTCACAGAACTTAAAGAAGCAGAATTAGTTCGAGAAAGACTGTCGTTACTCGGATCAGTAGATCCATATGTTGGTCGGTATTATTCTATGGAATGGATCCAAAGAAATGTATTGAGACTGACTAATGATGATATCAAAGAAATGCAAAAACAAATTGATGCCGAAAAAGAAGCAGGCCTAATTATGGATCCGGCCCAAATCGCGCAACAAGGACAAGCAGAGTTGGCCGCCGGAGGAAGTGCATCTGGAGCAGGCGGAGACACGGCCGGAGCGCCTGCACCGGCTCAAGACCAAGCAAGTCCTTCACCAAAAGGTGATTTAAGTTTAAATAATGAATACACACCATCCATGCGGATGATTTCTAGAGTGTTATAAATATTTTATATTATTTGGAGAATTATATGGATAACGAAAACGTAAACGCAGTAGTAGTTCATGCAATGAATGATGACTCGTTTGAAATGAGAAGCGCCTTGTATAATGCAATTCAAGATAAAATCTTTGATGCATTAGAACAAAGAAAAATTCAAATTGCGGCTAATTTAATTGCACAAACAGAAACCCAATGAAAAGTTTAAAAGATTTTCTTCAAAGGCAAATTGATGAAGACTCTCCCGACACTAATGGAGACGGCTTACTTTCGCCTGAAGAACTTCATAAACACTTGGACATACAGAAGCGTGGTATTGTTGACCTTGGCGACTATGCTGCACATGTTTTATTCCATGCACATCATCCAGAATATTTGGCGCCTGTAACCGAAACTTTTAATGAGATTCAGAGAAGGCATGCTGCAGGTGAACATGTCTGCGATCAAGATAGCATTCTGTCTAAGTTGAAAGAGAAGCCTGCGTTGGTAGCAACAACTCTACCCATGGCTGAAGGTAAAACAGGAACTCACCGCGAGTTAGATCCTCCTGCAGTTATGATAATGAGAAGAAAGTCTGTGAGACAGTTTCCTAACGGTCAACGTGTGGCCTTGTATTATGTAGATAAAATCAATCGCTATGTGACTGTACCATACGAAGACATGCAATGGTCGGCCAACGAAGAAACAGTTTTTGATAAGTTGGGAACTAGCATAAAAACAAACAAAAAAGTTGTGGTAGAACATTTAGATGGTTCTGTTTCAGAAATCACACCGTCTATCGCAAATCAAATGATGCAACTTCATAAAAAAATGAATGAGGCAAACAGAGCAAAGATGGAAGATATGCTTGAATCCAGCGCAAAACATTTTCAAACTATCTCTAAGTTTTCTAAGGAATAAAAATGGCAAACGCATTTACAACACAAACAATTAAAGATACTACAGAACATGCAGTTATAAAATTGACTGGAAAATTTGATGGTTCAGGTCAAGAAGATAATCACATGAGAATTTCTGCTAATTCACTTTATGGTGCTCTTGCAACTAATGGGTTTCCTGTCGCTAACGTACATGGGGGTTCAGCCAATACACCACTTTCATATTACAACTTATTAGTAAATCGTATTTGGTATAATTGTACTGCGCCTGCTGGAGATGTGCAGTTGTTTTGGCATGCCGACACAGCAATATCACTTATGTTTTTAAGTGGTAACGGCGAATTTGATGGTATGGGTACCTGGACAACAATTCCGAACAATGCAAGAGGCACAGCAAACTGTATTGGTGATATAGGAATTCAAACCCGTGGTATGGCCGCAAATACTTCTTATACAATTATTATGGAACTCCGCAAAGATAATGCACAGTATCAACGAGGACAGTTCAATGATCCTGCAGCGTTCAACTATCCTCCATATGGTATTCGCCCATAATGTTGCTTGAACATATATTATCTGGCAACTACTCAAAAGCAAAAGAAGTTTTTGAAGAGTTGGCGAATAATATTTTCGAAGGAAAATTAGAAGAGATTACACAAAAAATAAAAGCTAGTGAGTATGAAAAGATTGATGAGGTCAATGTTTTAAAGCTCGGAAGAACAAGATTAGTTAAAGTTCGAGTTAGGGGTGGCAAAGTACAAAGAAGAAAAAAATTCGCCACACAACCCGGATATACTATAAGAAACGGTAGAGTTGTTAGAATGTCGTCACTTGAAGTGCGACACAGACGGCTTGGAGCAAAAAGAGCAAAGATAAAACGTAGGCCTAATTTAAATCGGTCTTTAAGAAAAAGATTAATCTCGATAAGAAAACGAAAGGCACTAGGGTTATGAAACTCATAAAAGAAATTGTAGAAACGGTAAGTTACTTAACTGAAGAATTGGATGGTAAGAAATCTCTTTTCATTGAGGGACCCTTTCTTGTTGCTGAAAAGAAAAACAGAAACGGCAGAATCTATGAATTTAATACTATGCGAAAAGAAGTTGACCGTTACACAGAAGAATATATCAATAAGAAACGTGCTTTTGGTGAATTAGGACACCCAGATACACCAACAATCAATCTGGATAGAGTATCACATATGATAACCGGTCTGAGAGAAGATGGCACACAATGGATCGGTAAAGCGAAAATTCTAGACACACCAATGGGTAACATTGCAAAGAGTCTTATCGAAGGTGGAGCACAATTAGGTGTTTCATCTAGAGGTATGGGTTCTTTGAAAAATGTCAACGGAGTGAATGTTGTTCAGCCCGATTTTTATCTCGCCACAGCGGCAGATATTGTAGCAGACCCTTCTGCACCTGGAGCATTTGTACAGGGAATCATGGAGGGCAAAGAATGGATGTTGGTCGAAGGCGTGTGGACTGAAGTTCATATCAGAGAAGCTAAACAGCAAATCGTCAAAGCTTCTAGAAAAGATATTGAAAAAGTAAGTTTACAGATTTTCGAAAACTTCATTAGAAAATTGTAATATTATAAATAACCACATATAAAACCAAGGAGATTTTCAAAATGGTTAAAAAGTTTAATTTATCTGAAGCCGCTGCGGACATTCTGAACCAAAGCGTAACTTCGAAAAGATCAGGACAAGATGCACCAGGACGCCTACCAACTTCAGTTGCCTATGGCACCAAAGAAGTAGGCGACATTGGTACTCAAGTCACAAAGACCACAGATGCGGGTCCTAACGCAACTAAGGGTGTTCCTAGAGCAACTGCTCCTGGCGCAACACCACCTGTTGGTTCGCAACCTTTTGCTAAATTGAAATCGCAGCCAGGTCAAGAAGACGGCGACATCGAGCAGCCAGAAGGCAAAAAGGGCGTACAGAAGATGCAAAAGAATACAGGCGCAACCTTCCAGCAATACGAAGAAACGGAAACCGACGAAGACCTCGTATACGAAGAAAAAGAGGAAGATGACGAGGACGAAAAAGGCCACGAAGATGCCGCAGCAGACAAGGCTATGATCAAGAAAGCCCTCGCAATGAAGAAAGAAAGTCTGCAACAAGACCTTGATGCTATGCTACAGGGTGAAAATCTTTCGGAAGAATTCGTCGCTAAAGCCTCTACTATTTTTGAAGCAGCAGTTATGTCTCGCGTTCAAGAAATTGTTGAAGAAGTTGAAGGTCAACTCGAAGAACAATTCGAAGCGACAATCGAAGAAATGAAGGAAGACTTTGCTACCAAGATTGATGATTATCTAAACTACATGGTAGAAGAGTGGATCAAAGAAAATGAAATTGCTATTGAAACTGGCTTACGTGCCGAGATCGTAGAAGATTTCATCGGTGGTTTACGCAATCTATTTACTGAACACTACATCGACATTCCAGAAGAAAAAGTGAATGTTGTTGAAGAGCTTGCTTCGAAAGTTGAAGAACTGGAAGCAAGACTGAATGAAGAAATTAATCGCTCAGTAGATTTCAAGAAAGAAATCAATGAGCATAAGAAAAATCAGGCCATACAAACAGTTTGTGAAGGCCTAACGCAGACTCAGGTAGAAAAACTAAAATCGCTCGCAGAGAGTGTTGAGTTTACTTCTGAGTATGAATTTGCAGATAAATTGGGTACATTGAAAGAGGCATATACTCCTTCAACCGCCAAATCTGCAACCAAATCTGCACTAGAAGAAGGCGTCGAAGTTGAAGAAGACACAACGACCATGAAAAAGTCGCATGACTCTTTAGTTGATGCTGTTGCTAGAACAATCTCAAAGTCAGTGGTTAGATAAATACCACTCTATAATAAATCAATAGGAGAAAACTAAATGTTTTTATCAGAAGAACTACAAAAAAAATGGAATCCAGTTCTGGAGCACCCAGACCTGGAAGCAATTAAGGAGCCATATAAGAAGGCTGTTACTGCCATGGTTCTTGAGAATCAATCTCAAGCAATGGCATCTGACCGCGCTCAAATGGGTATGCTTAACGAAGCAACCGCTGGCGGTCCAACAAACGTTGGCGGTGGTGTTCAGAACTTCGATCCAATTTTAATCAGCTTGGTCCGTCGTGCTTTACCTAATCTGATTGCTTATGACGTTGCTGGCGTTCAGCCAATGACAGGACCTACAGGTCTTATCTTCGCAATGCGCGCAAAGTACAACTCGCAAAATGGTACAGAAGCTTTCTTCAATGAAGCAAATACCAAGTTCTCGGGTATTGGTTCGGACACAAACCGCTTCGGTTTTGCTAACAACACCACAGGCGATACATTGACCAACCCAGTTGGTAATGGCTTCACAACTGCTAATACCTTCACAACTGGTATCGGCATGTCAACGGCTACAGCAGAATATCTGGGTTCGGATTCGAACTCAGCATTCGCACAGATGGCCTTCTCTATCGAGAAGGTTACTGTTACTGCTCAGTCACGCGCACTGAAGGCTGAATACTCGCTTGAACTTGCTCAAGACTTGAAGGCAATTCACGGTCTTGACGCTGAAACAGAATTGTCAAACATTCTGTCTACAGAAATTCTTGCTGAAATCAACCGTGAAGTTATTCGTACAATCTACACTGTTGCTAAGAACGGTGCTCAGTACGGTACAACAACTGCTGGTACATTCGACCTTGACACCGACTCTAACGGTCGTTGGTCAGTTGAGCGTTTCAAGGGTCTGATTTTCCAAATCGAACGTGATGCTAACGTTATTGCTAAAGAGACTCGTCGTGGTAAGGGTAACGTTCTGATCGTTTCGTCAGACGTTGCATCCGCTATGGCTATGGCTGGCGTACTTCAGTACACACCTGCTCTTTCTGCTGACCTACAAGTTGACGATACTGGCAATACTTTTGCTGGTATGCTCCACGGTCGTATCAAGGTTTATATCGATCCATACTTCGGTGGCTATACAAGCAACCAAGAACTAGTTACCATCGGCTATAAGGGTTCTTCACCTTATGATGCTGGTCTGTTCTATTGCCCATACGTTCCATTACAAATGGTTCGTGCTGTTGACCAGTTCACATTCCAACCTAAGATTGGATTCAAGACTCGTTACGGCATGGTTGCTAACCCATTTGCTGCCGGTGTGGACGCAGATGCAGGTCAGTTGTATTCGAAGCGTAATGCTTACTACAGAATCTTCCGCGTTGCGAACTTGATGTAAGTAAGAAGCAAAAAACCACCATCAAGAGTGGTGTTTGAAAGAGGAGCATTTCTGCTCCTCTTTTTTTGCCTTCCTAAATAGGATATCACCTAAACTTAGGAGCGCACATGAGCGGTTTAGTAAAGAAGCCAAGAAATACGGGGTTACTGCAACCCACAAAATACTTATTAAATTTTCCAGAAATTTCAGACTCGGTATATTTTTGCCAAAGTGTGAATCTTCCTGGAGTAAATAATAATGCACTGCTGCACGTAACTCCAAATTTGGATTTATTTGTTCCAGGAACAAAGATGCAATACAATGAATTTAAAATAGATTTCTTGGTCAATGAAGATTTATCATCTTGGTTAATAATTCATGATTGGATTCGAGCGACAACTACTGACAGAAAAGATCGCACCAAAACTAACGGCGAAGCAATTCTTACGATACTGTCCAACTTGAATAATCCAAAATTTAGAATTAAATTTACCAGTATTTTTCCTCTCACTTTGTCGGACATTCCGTTCGATTCAACACAGTCAGCAGAAAATCATGTCGTGGCTTCAGCGACCTTTAAGTTTGATTATTTTGACATTGAAAGACTTTAATGTTATAATCACCATTTAATTAAGGAATATATTATGGAAACACTTGAGCAGATATTAAAACAATGGGACACAGACTCAGTAATAGATTCAACAGAACCCGGAAAAGAATTACTGAAAATACCAAAGTTGCACAACAACTATTTAAAGGTACTAGTCAAACATAGACTCGCCATCAAAAGAGTTAATTTTGAATATGCAAGGCTTCGTCGAGTAAAGGAAGAATATTACTCCGGAACCATTTCTGAAGAAGAACTTGCAGAGAATGGATGGGAGCCTTTCCTTCTTAATGTGAAGACTAAACAGGGCGTAGATAAGTATCTAGAGTCGGATGAACAACTGATAAAGTTGTTAGAGAAAAAAATCTATCACGATGAAGCAATTTCTGTGTGTGAATCTATATTGCAAGAAGTCAAGAATCGCACATGGGAAATAAGATCGTATATTGACTGGGAAAGATTCATCGGTGGAAACTAAAATAATTGTTACAAAGCGCAATGAGTCGTACATAAAAGTACACTGCGAAAAAGGCGTGGCTCAAGAGTTGTCCGACTATTTTACATTCTTTGTGCCGGGTCACCAATTTACTCCGGCTTTCAGGAATAGAATTTGGGACGGAAAAATTAGATTGCTCGATCTTCGAACAAACGAGATAACACACGGACTACTTCCATACATCGAAACATTCTGTTCTGAACGGGAGTACACATTAGAATATGGTGATCCTAGACCAGATTTATCTGAAGATTATTCTGTATACCATGCAGATAAGTTTATATCTTCACTACAGATACAGTCAAGAGGTAAGGACATTGGTGTGCGTGATTATCAAAAACATGCATACATACAATCTATACGAAACAAAAGAGTTTTGTTGTTGTCGCCGACTGCATCAGGTAAGTCTCTAATAATTTATTTGATAATTAGACAACTGTTGGATTACAGGTGTAAAAAAGGTCTGATAGTTGTGCCCACAACAGCCTTAGTTGAACAGTTGTCATCAGACTTTGCAGATTATTCCACAGCAAACGATTTTGATGTTTCTGGGAACGTGCATAAGATTTATCAAGGCAAAGATAAAAATTCTGATATGCCTCTCACAATATCAACATGGCAATCGATATATCAACTACCTAAAGAATATTTTGAGCAGTTTGATTTTGTTTTGGGTGACGAAGCACACTTGTTCAAGGCACAGTCATTAACAAAGATTCTATCTCAATGTATCAATGCAAAATACAGAATTGGACTGACCGGAACGTTAGACGGAACCAAAACACATAAATTAGTATTAGAAGGACTATTTGGTCCTGTAGAGAAAGTGACTACAACCAAAGAATTGATGGACAACAAGCAGTTAGCAGAGTTTTCTATAAAGTGCTTAGTGCTTAAACATGATGATGAAATTTGTCAATTATTGAAAGGTAAAACTTATCAAGAAGAAATGGAATACTTGATATTAAATGAATCCAGGAACAAATTTATCAAGAATTTAGCAGTTTCCCTTAAAGGTAATACTCTTATATTGTACCAATATGTTGACAAACATGGTAAATTACTGTATGATATGATCACCAAAACCAAAAATATTGGTACAAGAAAAGTGTTTTTTGTATATGGCAAAACTGATACAGACACTAGAGAAGACGTTAGAAAGATAACAGAAGAAGAACCTGATGCTATTATCGTAGCAAGTTATGGAACTTTTTCTACAGGCGTCAATATCAGAAATTTGCATAACGTTATATTTGCATCACCTTCAAAGTCTAGAGTACGTAATTTACAGTCAATAGGTCGTGGTTTACGACTTGGTGACAATAAAGATAAAGCAGTATTGTATGACATTGCAGATGATATGAGATACAAAAACCATATGAACTTCACATTGAAGCATTTCGTGGAACGTACAAAAATATATAACGAAGAAAAGTTCATTTACAAAATATACAAGATAGGATTAAAAAATGGAAACAACAATTAAGATTCTACGTCTTTTATCTGGTGAGGATATTATATCGTACACCGAAGCATTTAATGATGGTTACATTGTACATGAGCCAATGGCTTTCATGTTGAAGGTTGAGCATAGAACCGGTAAAGAAACAGTGTCTATGGAAAACTGGTTACCGCAATCTCTTTTAAAGAACAATGTAACTACCGTATATAACAAGGACATTCTTGCCGTGATGACTCCTTCTTCTGTATTTAATGAATTCTATACCAATCTTATTGATACAGTACTTAAGAAGAGGGGAGAAGAAGCAATGGATGATGAAGAGGATGACCTATCTGAAGATGAAATTGGTTACCTAATGGATTCAATAGATACATCAACTACATATATTAACTAATGTCATGCAGAGGGTACATAGAGAGTATGCGCCTTTGTCAAGCGAAAATCAAGAGGAATTATGGTGAATATGAGCACAAATACCAAAAAACATTATATCAACAATGCGGACTTCTGTACCGCATTGACCGATTACAAAGAGTTAGTGAAGCAGGCCAAAGAGAAGGGTAAGGTAAAACCTGACATTCCAAATTACATTGGAGAGTGTTTTATCAAAATTGCAGAAGGACTGTCGCACAAACCAAACTTCATTGGATATAGTTACCGAGATGAGATGGTTGCCGATGGTATCGAAAACTGTTTGATGTACTTTGAGAACTTTGACGTTACGAAGTCGAGCAATCCGTTTGCTTACTTTACACAGATTATTTACTTTGCGTTCCTGCGAAGGATACAAAAAGAAAAGAAACAACTGTATGTGAAATACAAAGCCACAGAACAGTTTGGTATTTTAGATGAAAATGAGATGCTAGGATATGAAGAGGCGACCGGTAAACAATTTGAACTATATGACAATATCTCAGACTTTATTGAAACTTTTGAAGAAACCAAGAGAAAGAAAAAAGAAATAAAGAAGAATAAAGGTATTGAGAAATTCCTGGAAGAATAATGAGAATAGGTTTCGTAGCATCTGCATTTGATTTGTTTCATGCAGGACATGTGATGATGTTGAAAGAAGCAAAGACTCAATGTGACTATCTAATCGTGGGGTTACAAACTGACCCCACGATTGATCGAGCAGAGAAGAACAAGCCCATACAATCGGTATTTGAGCGGTTTGTACAGGTAGAGGCTTGCAAGTACGTCGATTCAATTATACCGTATTCCACAGAAAAAGAGCTGCTGGACATCTTGACTTCGTACCCAATCGATGTTAGAATCGTTGGTGAAGAATATAGAGACAAGCAATATACTGGAAGCAACTTATCTATTCCCGTATATTATAACTCTCGTCGGCATAGTTTTAGCACTACTGAATTACGTCATCGAGTTTTGAACACTCATCTTGAAAAAGAGAAATTAAATACAAAATAAAAGAAAAAACAAATGTAAGTAAACATCTATACAAAAAATATTATACTAGGGGCTTAGATCCAGAATCCAGAATCGGATGTAATGGACCTAATGCTGTTATTAACGTAGAAAAACTTGATAAGGAGGTGTCTGTATGAAAATCGCTATTATTACAGACCAACATTTTCGGTGCGAGAAATGACTCGCTCCATTTTTTGGAATATTATGAGAAATTCTATGCCGACACTTTCTTCCCTTGTCTAGAAGAGAACGGCATCAAAACTGTTCTTATTCTTGGTGACACCTTTGATCGC